AAGGTTCTCTGAATGTGTGCTGATCGAAATGGTCATTACCTTCTCTCTTCGTATGGCATTCGACTGCCTGGATGAAACATTACACCAACCAACCGCGCAGAGCAATTTATTTATGCTTGAGTGAATTACTCGGCGCGGTGTAATAGTGCCTTGGTTATGGATTAGGCGCCTAAAGCGGTGCATATCACTCGTTAGGCCGCTTCGTATGTCGCCGCGAAGATGTCAGGTTTGCATGGATAGCGTTCACCCTGCACGCCAGTGATGATCCAGTCCCCTGGGCAGACAACATGCCCACCCTCAAGCGTTCCTACATATCCGTGCGTAGTCTCATACTCAGTGCTTCCACAACCGTGGCATGTGGGGCTAATGCATTCAGGGTGATTTCGCTGCCATTCGCTCAATTCGAGCTTTACCACTTCGGTGTGGTCGCCGACCTTAAACCACTGCGTCGCCTCGATCACTACTGGTTTCTTCCTGTACTTTGCCATTTTAGTTCTCTCCTATGCCGCGCTTCGTGGGTAGAGCGGCCTAACCCGTCAATCAACGCGGACGGGCAAAAGCGCCCGCCGGTTATTTCATTCGTTGGGGGTCACATCCCATTCCATAGGTCACTATTTAATTCAATTGTGATATCAATCCCTTCGTCCCATCCTGTAAGTAGAACGAATATTGGAAATATCAAAACCCATGAAAAAGGGATCATCCATGATGCGATTAAAATCCTCAGCAAAATAATTCTCATGTTCACAACCTTCCTTTCATTATTGAATGAGCCGCCCAACCCTACGGTCAAGTCGGACTCCGCTACGCTACGCCGCTTACCTTTTCGTTAGCCGCCTTCAATCCTAGCCTCGCACTTTTCAATCGCTTTTGATTGCGCGTACCGTTTCCCGTCTATCGGGTCAACCCAGCATTCAAACTTCTTTCCCATGCAAATTTCACTTTCATATTTCCATCCGAAACACCAAAGAATTGCCGGGTTAATCACGTTGTATATTAGCCACATCAAGCAGGCGGCTAACCTTACATTCAAGCGGAGCGCCTTATAAGTGTTTTCTTCGACCATCATTCCTCCTTGCGCCCGCTTAATTTCGCGTTGTGCGTCATACGTTGAAATAAAACTTGGTTCTCTCACCGCATGAGCAATTCAAAACCGCTTCGTTCCTTTTCACCTGGACGGTGTATTTCTTGTGGCACTTTATACACCGAACTTCTTTGTAAACCATCTCGGCTCCCCGTTGAAAGATGACGCCCAACCCGTCGTTCGTGCGGGACTCGCTGCGCTCGCCCCACAACTCATTCGTTGTGCGTCAGTACATCCACGCCGTTCCCGCAGCCGCTGTCAAACGCGCATGCGACCTTTACAGCCTCTTCCGCCGTCTTCCCGCAGTGCATCGCCGCGAGAGCAAAATCCCGCCCGCTGCCGATGGCAAACCGTTGCGGCGGGAACTTCACCGGGTAGGGGGTGCGCTCATACTTCCAAATCTCTCCGGTCGGCCACACAACCAAGAGTCCGGCCCATGCGTCCTTATCTCGCTGAGAAGCCGGGAACTTGTCAGGATCGCGCCCTGCGCAAAACCACGCCAACATTTCCTCCCCTCCGTCCGCGTCTCCCGCATACGCGGCCAGTGCTTCTCCAGCTCGAAAAACCTTTGTCGTGGTCATAATCAACGTCCCAAGGCATGCGCGCTTGTCGGCCGCCAAGGTATTCCCATCCCATGCAATAACGCTCATCCCCGTCCTTTCGGCGCAGACGCACAACCCGCCGCTCCAGGGGACGCCCTGCCTGCTACGCCGTCAGGTTCCCTCCGGGCTTCGCCCTCCGGTCGCCCCTGAGCTAGCACGTTACAGAATAAAAAAACCGCCACCCAGGGAAGGGAGAACGGCGGGAAGGGGGAGTTCATGCAAACGCCCGTGGGCGAATCTTGCGCAGATACTTTTCCCATGCATCAGGGATTCCGCGCTTGCGCCACTGGCTGATAGCGGCCTTTTTTAGACCAACTAATGCCGCCGTTTTATCTGTGCCGCCAAGCGCATCAATTACCTTGCTTGCGGTTTCGAGTTGAGTGTTTATTTTAGCCATGGCGCATCCTAGCAAATAATATTGGGATTTACAAGTGTTAATTATATCACGCAAAAATAGTTTGACAGGAGTTTACAGATATGGATAATAGACACCACTGGCTGACCTAAATAGCTTTCTGGCATTACCAGCGAAGCATGAGATCGACACATGCAGACCGCATCCAGTTCTTCAGAAGGGTGTCCGTAGCGAGACGGTGAGCCGATTGTACGTTTACTGATGTGGCGATTTAGTACGGTCAAAGACTGGGACGGTCGAGCCAGAAACGCGCGGGAACTGCGAAAGTGCCCCAAACAATACAAGGAGAAAACATGTGTAATCGTCATTCATTCATCGTAACCAAGGCCGGTAAATTGTTCTGGGGGCTGGGCATTACCGACTCGCACACCTCAATCCGCGAGTTGTGCGGACTCAGTGCGAACGACGACACTGTAAACGCATACGAGTGGCAGCCGCCTAAAGGATGGCCGGATGCTGACTGGAACATAGGTCTTGTTAAAGACAACGAAGTATTCGAGACAAAATCCAGCCACGAATCGGCAATGGAAAAGCACATCAAAAAGCTGTATCCGTCGATGGATGCTTGGAATACACCAGATCATCTGTACCAAATTTCACGCGATGAATTTTTGCGTTATGGATGGACTGAGCTTGAAGATGGTCAAACTGTTTCGCCACAAAAAGGCGATAGATTTTTTGCTTTTGGCGGAACGATCACAGTCACCGGCCAGACCGGCGGGGACTGCTGGAGCAACGACAACAGCACGCTGAACAGCACCGGCCAGACCGGCGGGGACTGCCGGAGCTACGGCAACAGCACGCTGAACAGCACCGGCCAGACCGGCGGGGACTGCTGGAGCAACGGCAACAGCACGCTGAACAGCACCGGCCAGACCGGCGGGGAATGCTGGAGCTACGGCAACAGCACGCTGAACAAAAAACCATAAGGAGAAAGCAATGCCGTTATCCAAACACATCGAAGCCGTGCGTGACATGAACAACATCCTACATCAGAGCAACGACGACGCAGAACGCGCCGCCGTCTATATCCGCGTCTTCCACAACGAAGAACTGGTCAGCGACCTGCTTTCCGAAGCCGCTGCGCACGGCTGCATCCTGGCTGTGAAAGGTGGCGCTACGGTGATCATGCCGGAACTGGTGCCGGGATGGACGAAGGTTCGTGGGGGATGGAGGGTTTTACAATGATCGCCAAACTCAAACGCTTCTGGCACGCATTCGTTATCAGCAAGGATGTATTTGATGCTCAATTCAGGCCAATTAAGGGGGAGAAATGATATATCAATCGAGAGCAGATTTACTGATCGCAGCAGGGGAGTCGATCAAGATGCAGGAAGCAGCAAAGGCTGAGCCTATGTGTAAAGTGGATGGAGAATTATATTCGTGTAAGTGTGCTGGTTTTTCTCCATTACTTTTCCCAACGGAATTATACGAATTCCCTCTTGCTGTAGTCGAAGGTAAGGCGGTGTTTGTTGGTGATGAGTTGTTTTATGGCGACTCGGCGGTAACAATCTGCGAAGATAATTCAGTACGATTTATCAAGATGCAGTCAACACAGTCGCCTATTTTCTGGCACCTAATGTCATGGAACCCACCCAAGCCCAAAACAGTAATGGTAGAGCTTCTGCGCGAGGATGCTGAAAGTCTTGGAGATTGCTGGAAAGATAGTCATTTTAAGGAGGGGGCACGACGAGTATCTGACGCAGCACGCAAAGCAGTGGAGGCAAAATGACCACATTCAACCGCCGCTCCAGCCAGAAAGCACTATATCGCTGGTATGACGAGATACGCTGGCGCATTCACCGTAGCGGGTTCATGGATGGATTATTGACCGGGCTGATGGTTAGCACGTTCGCTGTGTTGATGGCGGCTTACTTTGTAGCGGGGGTGTGATGAAAGCTAATGATGGTAAATTATTAGAGCTTGAGCATGTGAGACTCTTCCGGTTATCTGTTTGCGGAGTGGATGAAACAGGCAATAAACTTACCGCAGATTACTGCATGAATGATGTTGCAGATTGGGCTTTACTTCGCATATCTGAGCGCGACACTCTACTCACCGCCGCACGCCAAACCCTGCTAGACAATCTACACCTGTGCGATGGAGACCAATGCACCCTAAAGGCTCTGCGTGAGGCGGTTGAGGCTGTAGAGGGTAAGCCGCTGTTGGATGATAAGGACTAACACTTTCGGGCTATATCCACCACCTTAGTTTGTGGGTAGGATGTTTGTGCTATAAAAATAAAGGTGGATTATGGACGAAACCGCAGAATTCGAGGTATGGCAAGACGGCATTATGGTTGCAAGCTCATCCGGGCCGCGTGAAGATGCCATGCGCGAGATCAGGCATTACGCAAGTCAGTACGCGCAAGACGGGACGATTGAAGTGTACGAAGTTACTCGCAAGCTGTGCAATCTTGGTGTTCTCTAAATAAACTGAAAGGAATTGAAATGAACATGCAAGCAATGATGGATGGAATGTCTGCGCAATGGCAGAAAGAACGTGCAGAATCGCAAATGACGCTGGGCGATTTGATTGCCAAACTCGAAACACTGCCAGCAGATACGCAAGTAGCAAACTTGCGCGATCCTGATAGCTACCGAGGCTACTACTCCGACTTGTATTTCGAGTGCGCAGAGGGTACGCGCCCAGCGTCTGAATTACTGGCTGAATGCAAAGGCGCGATGGGTAAAGTGTTCACCGGCTACAAGGGCGGCGATTACATGATGGGCGCAGTCACTCCACTTTGGATTGCAACGTATGGAAGTTGCGGGATTAAGCTAATGGAATTGAATGATGATGGGACAATACTCACAATGGAAGATGATTGAGCCATGACCCAATCCCAACACCACCAAACCGTAATGCAGGAACTGGAAGAAAAGATCGACCAACACGCAACCCTCGCGCTGGAGCAGATACGGCAGCAGGCCGAGGAAGCACATAGGCACGTTCGCAGGATGGCAGAATTCCCGGCGCGGAGTGCCGGACAGAAACGCCGCTACTCGCGGTATTTGAAACTTAATTTTAAGGGAGTAGGAAAATGAGCAATGAAGTGGCAGTCTATCAACTTAAAGATATGCAGGTAATGGCGGCGGCTGTAGCCAAGTCTGGACTGTTTGGCATGAAGTCCGAAGATCAGGCGCTTGCACTTATGCTGGTGGCGCAGTCAGAGAATCAGCACCCGGCAACCATCACGCAGGATTACGACATCATCCAGGGCAAGGCGTGCCGCAAAACGCACAGCGTCATGGCGCGGTTTCAAATGATGGGCGGCAAGGTCGAGTGGCACCAACTCACCGATATGGTTGCAGATGCAACATTCTCGCATCCAGCAGGGGGGGCTCTCCGTATTGAATGGACGATTGAACAAGCCAAAAAAGCCAACCTTACCGGCAAGGATAACTGGAAAAACTACCCTCGCGCCATGCTCAGAGCGCGGTTAATTGCGGAAGGCGTGCGCGCCGTATATCCGGCAGCCATCGGCGGGATGATGATTGCCGAAGAAGCGTCTGATGTACCGTTGTACACGGCTGATGATGCTGGCACGATCAGCGGCAACGCCAGGGTGGTCAAGGAAGAAAAGCCGGAACTCAAACCCCTCACTGTTGCCGATCTGGACAAGTACACCAAGGACAAGATCAACGCGGAGGACGGAACGGTAATCACCTTTTGCCCCAAGAGCATGATCGAAATGGGCGACGAGACTGCCGACAACTTCATCAACTTCCTGTCGGCGAAGTACCTGATGCCCGCCGATGTGACTGATGTTATCCGGGGCTGGGGGAAGAAAGGAGATCAACAATAATGAAAATCTTGAACCTCGTCCAGGGTAGCCCAGAGTGGCACCAGCACCGCGCCACCGCATTCAATGCCAGCGACGCCCCTGCTATGCTTGGCATCAGCAAGTACAAGACGCGCAGCCAACTGATTAAGGAACGCGCGACTGGCATCATCCAGGAAGTTGACGACGCCACGCAGCGCCGCTTCAATGACGGGCACCGCTTCGAGGCGCTGGCCCGCCCGCTGGCGGAAGAGATCATCGGCGAAGAGCTTTCCCCGGTGACCGGAGCCGAAGGTAAATACTCGGCCAGCTTCGACGGCATCACGTTCGACCGGACGGTTATCTACGAACACAAGAGCATGAACGCTGAATTGCGCGCCATATTGCAGCGTCCGGGCGCTGGCGGTGCCGGGCTGGATGAGCAGTATCAAGTGCAAATGGAACAGCAGCTTATGGTGTCTGGTGCTGAAAAGTGCCTATTCATGGCTACCACATGGGACGCTGGTGATGAATTGATAGAGAGCGGGGACTGCTGGTATTACCCAAACACAGATATCCGTGCCCGCATTGTTGCCGGATGGGCGCAGTTCGAGAAGGACATCGCCGCCTATTCTCCCGCAGAAGAAGCGCAGAAAGTCACCGCCGAAGCCGTAATGGCCCTCCCATCCCTCGCCGTCCAGATCAAGGGCGAAGTCACCGCCAGCAACTTGCCGGTGTTCGTGAGTGCCGCCGATACCTTCCTTGCCCGCATCAAAACCGTGCTGGAAACCGATCAAGACTTTGCCGACGCAGAGGCCAACGTCAAGGCGTGCAAAGCGGCTGAAGATGGCATAGAGCAGACCAAGAAGGCCATCACCGCCCAGGCTACCAGCATTGACGAAGTGATGCGGACGATGGACTTGTACAAGCAGAAGTTGTCCGATGTGCGGCTGAAGCTGGACAAGCTGGTGAAGTCGGAGAAAGTCGCCCGCAAGGAAGCGATTGCCGCCGCCGCCCGGAAGAAGCATGGCGACCATTTGACAGCGCTCGAAGCCGAGATCAAACCGATCCGCATTTACATCGCCAACATGCCGGACTTCGCTGGCGCAATGTCGGGCCTGAAGAAACTGTCGGCAATGCAGGAAGCGGTAGATACCGCACTGCGCGACAGCTTGTTCACGCTGGATGCCGCCGCCACCGACTACCGCGCCAAGCTCGCATGGTGCCGCGATAACGCAGCCGGTCAAAGCGCCCTATTCCCCGACCTGCAAGCACTCATGGCAAAGCCGTTCGAGGACTTCACCCTGACCATCACCAGCCGGATCGAGAAGCAGAAGGCGGAAGAAGCGGCACGGATGGAAGCTGTGCGCGCCCAGGCCGAGGCGGACGCCCGCACCAAGCTGGAAGCCGAAGCGAAGGCCAAGGCCGACGCAGAAGCCGCCGCCCAGCGCGAAGCCGATGCCGTGGAAGAACGCCGCAAGGCCGTGCAACTGGCGGAGCAGGCAAGACAGAATACACCCCCCGAGGCCAAAAACGGCATGGCCGCCGTGGCACAGCCCGCAGCAGTATCGCGGATGGAACCTGCTGCGCCAGTAATCGGGATGGACATGGCGAAGCCGGGAAGCGATGTAACCATGGTGTCGATCACCAAAGCGGAATATGACCGGCTTGTGGAACGTGATGACTGGCTTGGCTGGCTGGAAGTTGCCGGTGTGGATAACTGGCAAGGAATTGACGAAGCCTATGACATGCGCAGGAAAGCGCAAGAGGCGTCAGCATGAACGTCCGCGAGATAGTAACAGCGCACCTCAAGGCTGGCGGGTTTGATGGGCTTTACGGTGAGTATTGCGGGTGCGGCCTGGATGACTTCATGCCATGCGATTGCTCGAATATAGCGAAATGCAAGCCAGCCAAGGCGGTTCCGTGCGACCAGACATGCCGGAACTGCGAAGCGGAGAACGTCGGCGGGGTGTGCTACCGACCGGCAGAGCAACCGGTAAACGAAGAAGAAACCCACCTATAACCAAGGACCGGCCATCGAAAGGTGGCCGGGTGAATATGAAAAAAGAGATCATCGCCGCGGCAAATGTGCTTACCGAATGCTGCCACTCCGCATCAGTAAATGCCGGATGGTGGAATGACCTGCATACCGGAGCGCCGCTTATCAACGAAAAGAACATAGTTCCCACAAAGCTGATGCTGTGCGTAACGGAGTTGGCCGAGGCAATGGAAGGACACCGCAAGAACCTTATGGACGACAAGTTGCCGCATCGCCCGATGATCGAAGTGGAGCTAGCCGACGCAGTAATCAGAATCGCAGACCTGTGCGGAGCTTTGAATCTTGACCTTGGCGGAGCTATTGCAGAGAAGATGGCTTACAACGCACAGCGCGAAGACCACAAGCCGGAGCATCGCAAGGCGGTCGGCGGGAAGGTGTGCTGATATGACCGACAAAACCCCAGCCCAGCGCGTCCAGGCCATCTTCGATGAAGCGGTCGTGGTTCCGTGCAAGAAATGCGGAGGGGTGGATTTTTATAAGGACGGGAAATGTAAGCCATGCAAAAAAACTTATGCTCTTGAGCGATATTATTCAAAACTTGATGAGAATAGGGTTAAGAGCAGAGATTACGCTAGGGCGCACAAAAATGATCGCCGTGATTATGCAATCAAGTATCGGGACGCAAATCAAACTAAAATACTGGCGACAGAGAAGTTGTGGAGAGTACGGAATGCGGCCCATATTTCATTAAGAAATAAAACATGGAGAGACGCCAATATCGCCAAGGCGAGATATAACTCTGTGCAATATAGAATCAGCAACCCAGACGCATATCGGAGATATGCGCACAACCGGCGTGTGCGCCAAGAAAATAACGGCGGGAAACTATCAAAAGGATTGAGCGAGCGTCTATATAAATTACAGCGCGGAAGATGCGCTTGCTGCGGCAAGCCTCTTGGGAGCAACTACCACTTAGATCACATCATGCCATTATCTCTGGGTGGTGCTAATGAAGACTGGAATATCCAGTTATTACGCGCAACATGCAACCACCAAAAACACGCAAAACACCCTATAGCATTTATGCAAGAGAGAGGTAAATTATTATGAACATCAAGAAATGGCCGCGCCTGACCGACACACAAGAGACTGTGCTTTGCGGGATCGAGAAGCGGATATTCGGGGAGGAACAGGAATGAGCCAATTCGCAGACAACACATGGTTTTCAACAGTCGAATGCTGCAATTGCGGCATGTTATTCGCCATGACTACTGAGTTAAAAAATATCCGCCTTGAGGATCATAAATTATTTTACTGTCCTGCCGGGCATGCGCAGCATTTCGCCGACAAGACCGAGGCTCAGAAGCTGCGCGAAGAATTGGAACAGAAAGCCAAACAACTTTGGCAGGAAAAGAATCGGTCGGCATTGATCGAGAGACAGCGCGACCAGGTAAGCAAGACGTACCACCGCATGCGCGAACGGGTAAAGAACGGCGTCTGTCCGTGCTGCAACAGAACCTTTCAAAATTTGATGAACCATATCAAAACGAAGCATCCTGATTTCGGAAGCCATGACACGCTTCGCACTATTCGCAACATCTACGGCATGACGCAGGGCGTGATCGCCAAAGAGATTGGAGTTTCGGCTGAATATGTTTCCCAGTTTGAGCGGCAAAAGTATGTCCCGAAATATGCGAAACAGCGGATAGAGGCGTGGCTGGATTTGCAAGATGAAAAGGTGAAGCAATGAGCGCCTATCCCGTCTCCGCCCAATATGCCCCACTCGCCGGGTCTGCAATGATGAACTTCGGCAGGATAGTTAAGCTCCACGAACTGCCGCCCTCTACGGCAATAGTCCGCAAGGCGTATGACATCCCCATCCAAGACCAGATACTGAGCGTTATCCGTATGATCGACGGGCCAAATCTCAAGCAGATAAAATATGCCTGTAGCAAGGTCGATGCGCAGGTGGTCAGCTCCGAGGTGTCCAGGATGGCGAAGCGCGGCATTATCACGGCGAAGGGTGCGAATAAGTTGAGCCGGTATTACGTACATGTGGAGCCTGACGATTCCACGACATAACCCGAAAGTGTGTCACACCTAAGGGTTATAGATAATCTCATTTAATCGGTTCAGAATTCAGTTGTTGCTTAACTACATGGGAGAAGGAAATGGCAACAGTACCAAAACGCAAACACGCCACCAAGCTACGACTGTTTGTTTGGACTGACTTCAGCCCGGACTACACAAGCGGATTAGCGTTCGCCATCGCCAAAGACGAAACTGATGCGCGAAAACTCATTGAGAAAGAACGCGGCTACAAGGTCTATGCGTGGGGCGACTTGACGATTTACTCACTGACGAAACGTATTGCACGGTGCGTTTCTGGTGGAGGCTAACAAACCCAATTAACCAACAGGGAGTAATCATGTCAATCGTTCAGCTTGACTCGTATAAAAAGACGCGCATCATTCGTGATATTGCAGAGCTTGAAGAGTGCATCCAAGTGATAGACGGGAACATTGACCAGATTGCCGCTGGTGCTCCAAAGGAATACAGCTACCATCAACAAATGGAGCTGAAAGCAAATCACTTGAAAAATATCTCAGAACTTCGCAAACAACTGGGTGAACTATGACATACAAATGCCTATCTGCTTTTGAGCAAGTCCAGCTTCAAAAACTTGTTGAAAGGATGAATTTGATTGCTCTTGCAATGGCTATAATTGCATTTGTGATTGGCTGCCTGCTCGGTTCAATCAGTAACAAAGTAACCAAAGAATCAGCTAACGAGTGGTTCAACTCAATTAGCCTGGCAGAGCAAACAGACTTCCTGATCGCTAACCTGAAAGACGCAGAGAAGAAACGAGCTATCGCGATAAACTTTTGTTCTCTCAATCCCAATGCGAGAAACATTTGCGCCAATGCGAAACTGATTAGCCCGGTGAGGAATAAATGATCGTTACCATTTCACAACCGCTATTTTTGGCACTTGGCCTATTGGCTGCTTTTATTGCCATGGAGATGTTGAAATAACGCAAAGGTAAGCGGCGTAGCGTAGCGGAGTCCGCCTTGACCGCTGGGTTGGGCGTAACTTTTATAGGAGGAAACAATGGTGCAAGTTGGAAATATCT